AAGTGGAAAGAACAAACGATAAGAAATACTTCAGAATCGCAATTTCAGACAGAGTTTGAGTGTGAGTTTCTTGGTAGTATTGATACTCTTATTAATGCAAGTAAACTTAAAACAATGGCGGTTGTCAACCCTAAACGAAGTGGCGCTTTAGATGTATATGAGTTGCCAATAAAAGACCATATCTATACATTGACTGTTGATGTTTCAAGAGGACTCTCTAATGACTATTCAGCATTTGTTGTTATGGATTGTACTAATGCGCCATATAAAGTAGCTGCGAAATTCAGAGATAATGAGATTAAACCAATCGTTTTTCCGAGTATTATTGATAGAGTCGCAAAACATTACAATATGGCGTTTGTTTTGATAGAGATAAATGATTTAGGGCAACAAGTCGCAGATAGTATGCAATTTGAGTTAGAATATGATAATATGATGATGGTTACTCAAAGAGGTCGTTCTGGCCAAGTATTGGGCGGAGGTTTTAGTGGCCGAGGCAACCAATTAGGATTAAGAATGACGAAAGGTACGAAAAAAATCGGAACGTCTAACCTGAAAAGTTTAATTGAGGGCGACCAGTTAATTATCAATGATTATGAAATTATCGCTGAATTATCTACTTTTATTGCGAAAGGAAAGTCATTTAAAGCGGAACCAGGCGCCACAGACGATTTAGTTATGTGTTTAGTGATATTTGCGTGGTTAGCTAATCAAAGATATTTTAAAGAATTGACTGATGTGGATGTGCGTGGCCAAATGTTCACTGACCAAAAAAATGCGATAGAAGCTGATATGGCACCGTTTGGATTTATAGATGACGGGATAAATGACCCGACCGGTATGAATAGTTCGTTTTATGATGATGCAGGTGTTCTCTGGAATCCCGTATCTTATCATAGGGGCGAAAACTAGTGGTCGCAAAAGTTATAAATATTGTAAAAGGGTTAAGACAAATAATTTTTTTAATTTAAGGAGAACTAAATATGGCTTTTCAAGTATCACCAGGGGTCTCCGTAACTGAAAAAGATTTAACCAATACGGTCGCTGCTGTTTCGGCAAGCATCGGAGGTATTGTGTTAACGGCAGAAAAAGGGCCAGTCGGGCAAGTAACTACTATTGGTAGTGAAACTGATTTGGTCAACACTTTTGGTAAACCGAATGCTTCAAACTTTGAACAATGGTTTACAGCTGCTAACTTTTTAGGATATGGAAACAACCTGAAAGTAGTGCGTCCTGTAACTGGCAATGTAAATGCTGGTGTATCAGGAACACCTATACTTATTAAAAACAAAAACCATTATTGGGATAACTATTCAGCTGGCGAAGCCGCTGTTGGCGCATGGGCTGCTAGAGAAGCAGGAACATTAGCAAACAATCTAAAAGTTTCTATGTGTTCCAATTCAACAGCTTTTGGTCCATCTTCAATGGGTGGCAACTTAGTAGATGGTGCGGTTGCATTAGCTGCTACAGCTGTTACTGTTGATGACGGTAGTTTGATGAATGTTGGAGATATATTAGAATTTGGAGATGCTTCTGGTTGGACTACTGCTCCAGCTGGATTTTTCTACAAAGTAACAGCTGTTTCTGGCGCTGATTTAACAGTCGCAAGATTCAATACTATGACAGGACTTACAGAAACAGGCGGATTAAGACACGCTCTTGTTGATAATGCTAAAGCTAGAAGGCATTGGGAATACTACTTTAACTTTTCACAACCACCTACAACTACAGATGATGTACTTGCTGTTAGTGGTTCGCTAGACGAAATGCATATTGTAGTAGTAGACGAAGATGGTGGCATATCAGGTAAAGCTGGCACGGTTTTAGAAACATTTGAAAGCGTTTCACAAGCTTCTGATGCAAAATCATCTACTGGTGCGAGTAATTATTATAGAGATGTTATATACAATGGGTCAGAATACGTCTATTGGATGGACCATGAAACTACATTAGCAAATGCTGGCTCAGCTAAAAGAGGGCAAACATTTGACCAACAAGGTGCTAATGATTTTACAATATTTAACTCATCATTAACAGGTGGTACAGACGATTATACAATTACTAACGCTGAGTTTGCAACTGGATATGACTTTTTTGCTGATGCAGAAACAGAAGATGTACAGTTGTTAATGTGCGGTCCTTCACAGACTGCTGCTGACGCTACTGGCGACACAAAAGCAACTATGGTTATGGATGTTGCTACTGCCAGGAAAGATTGTGTAGCATTTATTTCACCTGCACAAGCAGATGTTGTAAACGTAACTGATACTACTGAACAAGCACTTAATGTCAAGGCGTTTGCTGACGGTCTTCCGTCAACAAGCTATGCGGTGTTTGATAGTGGTTACAAATATATGTATGACAAATATAATGACACATATCGTTGGGTACCTCTTAACGGAGATATCGCTGGTCTTTGTGCAAGAACTGACAACGACCAAGACCCTTGGTGGTCACCAGGTGGTTTCAATCGTGGACAAATTAGAGGCGCAGTAAAACTTGCCTTTAATCCAAATCAAGCACAAAGAGATTCGCTCTACAAAGCTAGAGTAAATCCAGTTGTATCTTTCCCAGGACAAGGTACTGTGTTGTATGGCGATAAAACTGCTCAAGCAAAACCAAGTGCGTTTGATAGAATCAATGTTCGTAGATTGTTCAATGTTCTAGAGAAGGCAATTGCTACATCGGCTAAATACCAACTATTTGAATTTAATGACGCTACTACTAGGTCAACTTTCAGAAATATGGTTGAACCGTATTTACGAAGTGTGCAAGGACGTAGAGGTATTACGGACTTTAGTGTTGTGTGTGATGATACAAATAACACAGGCGATGTTATAGACAGAAACGAATTTAGGGCTGATATCTTTATCAAACCTAATCGGTCTATTAACTTCATTCAACTTAACTTTGTCGCAACTAGAACTGGTGTAGCCTTTTCTGAAGTTGCTGGCGCATAAAGGAGAATATAAATGGCAAATTCAATGATAGACTCGTTTAAGACCCAGCTACAGTCAGGCGGCGTAAGAAGTAATCAATTTCGTGTTGATATTAGCTTACCATCAAATACAGGTCCTGATGTTACAGAAAAGATACAGTATTTGTGTTCATCAACTACGTTACCAAAACAGACAATTGGTACTACGGAAGTAGCTTTCAGAGGTCGTAAACTTCAACTTGCTGGGGACAGCAGGACATATGAGCCCTGGGATATTACTGTAGTACAGGACAGCTTTGACGTATATGATAGTTTTGAAGCATGGCAGAACTTGATTAATGACACTTTATCAAATAAAATTGTTGCTGGAAATGCTGACAACTATAAGGTTGACGCTCTAGTTACACAGTTGGATAGAGATGGCGACCCAATCAAGACGTTTATATTACACGGGTGTTTCCCAAGTGATATTGCTGCGATTGATTTAAGTATGGATACTGATGATGAGGTTCAAACTTTTGATGTAACGCTCACTTATGATTATTTCACTACTGCTAGCCAAACCTACGTAGGGTGGCCTGGAGTTTAGAAATAATAAATACATAATTTTTAATAAGTTATAAGGAAAATATAATATGGCGAACTTACTTGGTTTCCAAATAACGAGAAGCAAAGACAATAGGGAGAAACCGGCAGAAGCGAAACAAGCGTTTACTGTCGCTTCTCCTGATGATGGTACTACTACTATATCTGCTGGCGGTTATTTCGGCCAATACTTGGATATGGAAGTCAATGCCAAGAATGACGTTGACTTAATTAAACGATATCGGGAAATTGCTCAGCACCCAGAGTGTGATATGGCAGTTGAAGATATCATCAACGAAGTCATTGTTTCAGATGAAAGAGATACTTCGGTATCTTTATCGCTAGATAAACTAGCAATATCGGACAATATTAAACTAAAGATTCGTGATGAATTTGAAGAAGTTATGCGTTTGCTTAACTTTGATGAAAAAGGTCACGATATTTTTAGACGCTGGTATGTAGACGGAAGAATCTACTTTCATAAAGTTATTGACCCGAAAAGTCCACGAAAAGGACTAACAGAATTAAGATATATTGACCCACGAAAGATTAAGAAAGTTCGTGAGGTCTCAAAGAAAAGGGACCCGAAGGGCAAGGGTGTTGAGATAATAGAAACCACAGCGGAATGGTTTGTCTATAATGAAAAAGGAATACAACCATCAGGCTCAAACGCTGGTCTTCAAATCTCAGCTGACTCTATATGCTATGTAACATCTGGTGTTGTTGACCAGACTAGAAACATGGTCATGGGTCATTTACATAAGGCGATTAAGCCGACAAATCAATTAAGAATGATTGAGGATGCTGTTGTTATTTACAGAATAGTAAGAGCACCTGAAAGACGGATATTCTATGTTGATGTTGGTAATTTACCTAAAGTAAAAGCAGAATCTTATTTGAGAGATGTTATGGCAAGATATAGAAATAAACTTGTCTATGA